GTGTAGCTGGTTATATCTATCACTAATTATAACATAAGGAGTTTATAAACATGGAAACATTAATGGTTGCTTGGGGTTCAAGTCAAGCATGGTGGGGAACAGCTTGTTCAATCGTTGTAATTGCAAACGCACTTACGATGGCACTGAAAGATGAATATGCTGAGAAACTTCCTGTACTTGGTAAATTATGGCCTATAATGAATTGGTTAGCACTTAACGTACATAATAATAAAAATAAATAATTAATTATTGCCACTAACAGGTGGATAATTCCCGAACTACGCCATTCGTGTGGGACGGAACTTACCCGACAAGGACTTGTTAGTGGCAATATTTTGAAAGGAATAATATGTCTAAAGGAGTAATTGGCGGTCTATCTGGTAATACAGGTCAAATTTTAAGTGAAGGTAATATATATAATTTTAATGTTGAGATTGTAGATGGCGGGATTCGTAATCAGCAGGAAATAGAATTTGAACTTAGCCAAGAAGGAAGTGTAAAAGTTATTTATGGGACAGGAGCAACAAAACCAACAAAGGCACCTGCACCAAAATCAAAACAAAAAGAAAATACTACAGGTAAACTTGTAGGGAAAAATATTCTATTAACAGAGGAGAAATAATATGAGTTCATGGGGAGCTTCAACGACAGACGAAAGTAAGCCTAAATATTTAACAGACGCAGAAAAAAGAGATGTTTATGCAAATGAGAAAGGCTGGACAGCTCCAGCTGGTGGTAATAGTAATCCAGCTGCAGATAGAGAAGTTCTAGTAGCTATCGGTGGTCTTTCTGGTGGTACTTCTACGACTGCTGGATTGGCAAGAGCAACAATTAGTTCTATTCGTATTACTTCAACAGCATTTAGTGCTGGTACTGGTGGTTCTCTTAATGTTGAAGTAGTTTATAATGAAAATGTAGATGTTACTATTCCAAATGGTATATCAGACACAATAAAACTTACTGTAACAAATACACCTGGCGCAGATCAAGTTCTTGATTATACGGGTGGTACAGTTACAAGTGAAAACCGTTTGACATTTACAGCAATTATTGTAGCTAATACACTTACTGAGAATGATGTTCTTTCAATTGCTGCTGGTAATGTTACGTTGGCTGGTGCAGCAACAATTCAAGATGCTGGTACAACTGTTGACTCTGGACTTGCACATGGAACTGCAACTGATACATTGACTGTTGCTGCATAGATGTGAAACTTTTAGTCTGTTTAATAGTTTTGTTATGGTCATCATTTGCACAAGCTGAAGATTTTCCAAAAGAGTTTGAAGAACCATCAATAGATAGACTTATTGAGTGGATACCAGAAGAGGTTCCCCGTACTGTATCATTTTATTTTGATACAGATGGGGATGGTGTATCTGATTTGATTGTAGCTTATTCGTATATTGAATCATATCAGTGTGGAAATAAATGCATGATAGAGATACAGGTTTTTGATGACCACTGGATTTTAGTTACACCTACTGATGTCAATCCTTATAGTTACTACGTCTTGAAGAAGTGGACGTATTGGCGTTATACTAAGGATGAAGATTGGAGAAGTGTGGGCAAGACATCTGGATCAGTATATAAGTATAAGAATAATGAAGAGTGGTATGAAAATGAATTTTTAAAAAGAAAGTTTTATTAAAAAGGAAAAATAAAATGGCTTGGATACCTGTAAAAATAGGTACGTCACCTGCAGTAGATAGTACTATATGGGACTATGAGAATACTGCCACTGGAGCTAATACATATTCAGATGCAAATGGTACATATTCAGGTGGCATAAGAACTTATACCTCTGCTAATGGAAATGTACAGCAAACCTATGCGAGATGCAGAAAGCAGATTGATTCGGTAGAGCGTGGTGAGCTTTCTAAGGATTATTATGATGCACTATAAATAGGAAATAATATATATGAGGTTCGATGATTTGACGAATGGTAATTATATGATGTATGCATTACTTCATTATGATAATCCACATTGTAAAGATATAAAAGAGTTTTTTGAAGATATCAAACGTATTCATTATATTCGTAGATTACTTAAAAGATATTATACAGAGGGTTCTCTTAAAGAAAGATTAATACTCAATCATCTAATTACTTTTTATAATGTTTTTCAAGCAGAAGCTGCTACGAGAATATTATTCTTTAGAGTAGAGAAGAGTTTTCATCCAGCTTTGAAAACTTTTTTAATTTATATTAATAAAATGCCAGAGGATGATGAAGATATAAGTTTGGATGAAGGAGTTATAAATGTTCTAAGGAAGATAAAATAAATGTCATCATTAGCAGATACCTATATAACATATAGGGTAATAAAAATATTAGTAACACCTTGGGATGAGCAAGATGCTTTCAAGCTTGGTATTATTGATAAAAAAGGTAAGGTTCTTAAAAAATCAAAAGAACTAAAAACAAGCAAAGAGAAAGATGCTTATACTGTTTTGATAAGATTTGTTTTTAACCTTAAACGTCTTTTGAATCAATTACCGGGCGGAAGAAGTAGTTTTGGTTCTTATGCTGCAGCTGCTGTAATGTTGTTAAGAGAGGAAGACGATAAGGAGCAACTTATAGAAAGACCAGTATTACCAGCAAATAGATTGATACCCAATTCCGCACCAATACTAAAGAAGTTAATCAATGGTGGATATGCTCAAAGGATAAAAGAGTTTTCACCTAAAAAGAGAGAACAATTCACACTGGCTCTCACAAACTTATTGGACACGTTAGAATGAAGAAAATACATAACGAAGACGCACCAGCAAATGCTACAGGTGGTTCTGTAGTTGGTACTGGTGACGATAAAACTGTATGGAAAAGAAAGAAAAAGAAAAGTAAGATTGTAAAACGATTAAGAGCTACTTATGAAGTTGGTAGAAAACCTGATAAAGAATTAGTGTTGAAAAAAGAAGGAACATTCATAGAAATGAGAGTTGGTTTTCAATTAAACAAACATCAACCCCGCAACGAACGCCCGGCTTCACCCACTAAATCATGGAATGTCGATAAGGGAGATAAAGTCACTTTAAAACCACAAGACAGAGAGTATCCAAATCAAACAGGGATTATTACCAAAGTTGTTGGTATAGATAAGCGTTATGGCAGAGGTGGAGTTGTTACATACAAAATTAAAGTCAAGGGAAAGACTATAGAGAGAAAGACTTATGAGTTAGTATTTGAAGGTAAGAATATGGATTGGTTGCATAAACTAATCAAACAAGGAAAGTCTGCCGAAGAGATTGCAAGAGTTATGGAGATAGATAGAGATACAGTAGAAGCATTGATGGAACGTAACTATCGTAAAGAGTATGATAATTATCATGCACAACCAGAGCAGCGTGAAAAGAACGCAGCTCGTTTGAGAGCGAGGAGACTAATGGTGAAAAAAGGAAAAGCAAAAAAGAATGATAAGCTAGATGTACATCACAAAGATAATAACCCACTAAATAATGACCCTAAGAATCTTTCAGTAGTAACACAAAAATACAATAGGACAGAGCCCAGAAGGCGTGATGAAGATATAGATACACCTACACCTACACCTACTCCTACTCCCGATTCAACCTTTGCAAGTATGCCAGTATTCAAAGTCAACGGTGATGATTTTGTAAGATGTCAAGATGGTAAAAAGAAACATGCTCATTGGAATAAACATATTGATATAGAATCAGATTACGGAAAGAAGATTCATGGTTATGCAAAAAAGAATCCTAAGAGCTCTATCATAGTTCAAGATGATAAAACTGGTCACATGGTTTACTTAAAAAAATATTCACGATTGGAGAAATAAATATGTTAGGTCTTATCGGAAACGCACTAGGTCTTGGTATTAAGATTATGGATAAGATTGAAAAGAATTCTGATAAAGCAAGTTTTGAAGAATTCAAAGCACGAAAAAAGGAAATGGATAATTCATTAGCTGATACTGATGTTGAAGGTATTGACTCAATGTTTGAATATTTAGCAGATAGAGCCAGAGGTGGTAAAACTGGACGAAAAGGTTAAATCTATATTATTTCATAAAATAAAAATATTTTAGAAATAAGGGGAAAAATGTCAGAACAAAAAGAGTATATTGTTGTTGTTAAACCAAATGAAGATTTAGCTATATTAGATTCTGAAATGTCAGCTAGTACAGGTAGTGGTGTAGTACCAAATAGAGCAGTAGAGTGTTGTGATGCTTGTGAGCACGATACACGAATGACACACTGGATGCTTACAGATGAAGAAGCAAAAGAATTAGAAAAAGATGAAAGAGTTTTAGGTGTTGACTTACCTTATGATAATGACCCGACTGTAGAAAGAGTCCGTTGCGCTCGTCAATCTGGAACTTTCAATAAGACAACAACAAATGATGGAGTAAATTGGGGATTGTCAAGATGTTCTTCTCAAGTTAATAACTTTGATGATGTTACTTCACTCTTTGATAATTACAAATATGCTATGACGGGCGAGGGTGTTGATGTTGTTATATTTGATTCTGGTATTGAACTTGACCATCCAGAATTTAAAGATGCAGCTGGTAATGCTAGAATCCAAACAATAGATTGGTATTCAGATCATGGTGGGCCAGGTAATCCTCATTCCGGTGGTTCTTTAGGTGGTGCATTTTATACTGATTCGGATGGTCATGCAACTCATGTAGCTGGAATATCTTGTGGTAAAACATATGGATGGGCAAAAAATGCCCATATTTATGTTATGAAGATTTTTGATACTGATGCTATTGGCGATCAAGTTGGTATGGATTTAATAAAATACTGGCATGAAAATAAAGGTACTGGCCGCCCTACGGTTGTTAATATGAGTTATGGTTATTATCATGTTATTGATGGTTGGAATGGTGCAGCAGCTGGAGATAGTGGACAACATTGGGATACTTTTACAAATCAGATGGATGTTTGGACTTTTGGTGATACAAATTTTACTACTAAATCTGAAGTAAATCAGCAAGTTGATGTTTCTTATGTTTATAGATTATCAACTAGATTAGCATCAGTTGATGCAAAATTAGATCAATTAATCGCTGCAGGTATTCATGTTACTATTGCTGGTGGTAATAGTGCTGATGTGCAATATAATTATTCAGATGATGCAAATGATAACTATAATGATTTTTTTAGTAGACCAAGCCATGCAGGTGGAGCTCCTGTCTATTATCACCGTGGTTCTAGTCCAAGAGCATCTACAGTTAAGAGTTCTGAAATGGTAGTAACTAATATCGGTGTTGAAATAGAAAATAGTAAAGAGGTATTATCTTCCAACTCTGCATGTGGTGAAGCTATGGATATTAATGCGCCAGGAACAAATATTACATCAGCATTTTGTACATCTGGAGCTGGAACGTCTGACTATCCACCTGATCCTAATTTTAAAATTAAATCTATATCTGGTACGAGTATGGCAGCACCACAAGTTGCTGGAGTTATGGCTTTATATTTACAAAATGAACCAAATCTTACACCAACAGAATTAAAAGCAAAAATCTTACATGATGCAAAAACTGGTTTACTATATGATACTGTTTGGGATCAAAAGGATTTAGGAAAATATAGATATATAGAAAATTCTATTAATTCATTTTTTAGACCAGATAGAGGTTTATTTGGTGCTCCTAACCTAGTTCTTTATAATAGGTTTGTTGGTGATGTTTTTGTTCAGTATGTAACATCTGGCGGTGATTAAAAATATACGGGGCTCCGGCCCCCTTCTTTAAGGAAAGATAAATGAAAAATGTAATGATAGGATTTTGTTTAGTTGTTTTGATTGGATGTGGAACTAGTAATGCATATGAAAGACCTTCTGTTAGGATTGTCGGTGAAGCTCAGATGACAAAGTTACCTAATGGAAATTATGAAGTAACTCCACGCTGGATTAAAGATAGATTTAATGCAGAAAATTCAATGGTAAAACAGCTAGAGGATTGTAGAGAGGGTGGATGAGCAATCAAGAAAATCACAGACACAAATATTAGAAGTACAGAAGGACATTGAACATTTAAAATATGTAATTGAAGAACTTGAAAAGGATAAAGAGTTTTTAAAAGATCACTTTACCTTAAAGAATTCTCAAAGGATTGAGGATATAGAAAAGATACATAACAGGATGGATAAGCATATTCAGACTGAATTGGACTATCATCAAGCTATTAGAGATAAGGCTACAACAGAACATAGCTCTATTCATAAGAGAATAGGGCAAGCAGAACGCTGGATATGGATATTTTTTGGTGGCATTACTGTTCTTAGTGCTTTGCTGGGTAAAGCTTCTTTTTCTAGCTTATTTGGTGGATAAAGTTTTTCCTTGTTTTCAATAATTATTTATGGTATCATTATAGTATGAAAAATCAAGATATACATATCGGAATAGTTGGTGCTGGGAATATAGGTTCTACTATATACCAGCTGTTGGTTAGTGGTGGCATGAGCTATAAAGTTTCCATAGCTGACCAGACTGAGAAAAAAAATATATTTATAGCAGATGATAATTATGTTAAGTTAGAGAAAGGTAGTACACAATTCAATCAATTCGTTAATGGTAAAACTCTTATCGTTAATGCACTCCCGTATCACCAAAATATAAATCTTTATAAAGCTTGTCAATCGGCAGGTGTTGCATATTTTGATCTATCAGAAGATGATGGGCTTGATAAATATATTGCATCATCACATCAAGGCATACCTTTCACTATGCCACATTGTGGACTTGCGCCTGGAATGTCTACCGTTGTAGCAAATCACTTACTTAAAGGAATTGAAAATCCTACTAGTGTAAAAATTCGTGTTGGTGCTCTTTCACAGAATGCTTCTAACAAACTAAGATATTATACTTCATGGAGTGGTGAAGGTTTAGTTAATGAGTATCTTGGTGATTGTCAAGTATTAGAAAATGGAAAATACAATACAGTAGATGCATTGACAGGATACGAAAAGATTACACTTGACGGTAGAGAGTATGAAGCATTTAATACGTCTGGTGGTTTAGGAACATTTGCTAAATCATTAGCTGGTCAGTATGATTCACTAAATCTTAATTACAAAACATTAAGAAGAATTGGACACCATGATTATGTTGATTTTCTTTTTAATGATTTAAAGATTCCACAATCAGAATTGACAAGTATATTTAGAAGAATTCCAAAAACCAGAAAGGATGCAGTAATACTTTATGCATCAGCTAGTGGTGAAGGAATGGAAGATCAAATAACTTATTTTAAGATATTTAAACCTAAAGATATAAATGGTAGATTTTTGACAGCGATAGAGTATACTACAGCTATTGGTTTGTTGTCGATGGTTGAGTTATATATAAAAGGAAAGATTCCGCAAGAGGGATATGTAAGACAAGAGGATGTTAATTGGAAAGATGCAACATCGACTACATTTGGGAGTATATATAAGGGGTAAAGATTGTGATTTCTACATACATTGATGTGAAGTATATAAATATTTGTTCAAGTAGTTTAGATAAGTTTAAGCAGAAAACTAGTAGTTTGTGGCAGTTCCGTTGCCCTATATGTGGCGATTCTCAAAAGAACAAAAGTAAAGCTAGAGGTTTTATTTACGAGAAAGGTAATAAGTATTTTTATCGTTGCCATAATTGTGAGTTTGGAACAAGCTTTAGTAAGTTTTTAGAAAAGATAAATCCTTCATTGCATCGTGAATATGTAACTGAACAGTATAAGGAGAAAAAACTTGTCAAAACAGATGATATTGTTTCTAAGTTTAGTTTCGTTCCAAAGTTTAATGATATTCTTCAAGGACTACAAACGATCAGTTCACTTGAGGCTGGTCACCCAGCAAGAAAATATTTAACAGAAAGGTTAATACCTGAAAGGTGTTTTGGTAAACTGTATTTTTGTACAGAGTTTAAAAAGTGGACTAATAAAGTAGAGCCAAACAAATTTCCAACTCTGAAAGGAGACACGCCAAGACTTGTTATACCCTTCTTTGATAGTAGCAATAATATAATAGGTTTTCAAGGAAGGTCATTTGATCCTAAAGATTTATGTAAGTACATTACAATTAAACTGAAAGGAGTTGATGACTTAATATATGGCCAAGAGAGAATCAGTAACCGAAAAAAGAAGTATTGCGTCGAGGGCCCTCTGGATAGTTTGTTCCTGCCTAACTGTATGGCAATGGCAGGGATAAAGTTTAATGTTTTTGATCTTGATACTATCATAGTGCTCGACAATGAAAAACGAAATAAGGAGATCGTACATTCGTTACAGAAATTTATTACTAATGGTTATAGTGTTTGTATATGGCCGGAAGGTGTAAATGGTAAAGATATCAATGACATGATTTTAAATGGGATGTCGGTGGAAGAGATTATAGGTGTTATAGATATTAATACATATTCTGGTTTACAAGCAGATTTCATACTTTCTCAATGGAGAAAATGTTAGGAGGCTGTAATGTTAGATCATACCACAGTAGAAGATTGTTTGGAAGTAAAAGAGTATTTAGATGAAATGATTGAGTATTATCAATATACACATAACCCTTTATTGGCTGAAAGACGCAAGACATATAAAGACATTAAAATAGCACTATTTGGAGAAGACTTAGATAATGGAGATACAGGAAACAAAAATACACGAGCATGGGTTTGTTAGACTAGTAGACACAATGGGTAGTGATGGTGATATTGCTGATGCAGCTCGGGTTTCTTACGGTAAAGGAACTCGGGCTGTTTCCGATAATAGAAATCTTATTCGTTATTTGATGAGACATAAACACACCAGCCCGATAGAGATGGCCTCAGTAAAGTTTCATTTGAAACTCCCCATTTTTATAATGCGTCAGTTGATTCGACACAGAACAGCGTCTGTTAACGAGTACTCTGGTAGGTACTCGGTAATGTCAGATGATTTCTATGTTCCCGAAAAAGAATATGTTAAACCACAATCACAAACAAATAAGCAAGGCAGTGATGGTGATCTTGCCGATTCGTGGAAAGATAAATACAAACAGATTATAAAAGATATTACTTTAAGGTCATCAATTGCATATAAAGCTTTAGTTGACCCAGGCTTTGGTACATTAGGTTTATCAAGAGAGTTGTCAAGAATTGTTTTACCAGTTTCAAACTATACGGAATGTTACTGGAAAATTGACTTGCACAACTTTTTTCATTTCTGCCGTTTGAGAATGGATAGTCATGCTCAACAGGAAATACGAGATTATGCAATTGCGATGTACGAGTTAGCTAAACCTCATTTTCCTATTGCAACTGAAGCATTTGAAGATTACAGTTTAGGTAGTAAGTCGTTTAGTAGAATGGAAATGGATGTATTAAAATATGCATTTGAAACATTTGCAGAAGTACAAAACTATAGCGGGTACGATGGGTACTGCAATAAGATAACGGATTATATAGACAGCATAAGTAAAATAAAAGATTTTGGATTAGGTAAACGTGAATGGATAGAACTAAAGGAGAAGTTTAAATAAGATGGATATATACCAACAATTTATACATAAAAGTCGATACGCCAGATGGCTCGACAATGAGAACAGAAGAGAAACGTGGGAAGAAACCGTAAAGAGATATTTTGATTTCTTTGAAAAACATTTAGAAAAACATAAAGGTATCAAGGCACAGAGAAAAGAGTTAGAGCAAGCTGTAGTCAATATGGAAATCATGCCGTCAATGAGATCATTGATGACTGCCGGTGATGCATTGGAACGTGACAATGTTGCTGGATACAATTGTGCCTATCTTGCAGTAAACAAACCAAGAGCATTTGATGAATGTTTGTTTATTCTGATGTGTGGTACAGGTGTAGGGTTTTCTGTAGAACGCAGAGAGGTTGAGAAACTTCCAGAAGTACCTGATGAATTATTTGATACAGATACAACTATTCATGTAGCTGATTCAAAGATCGGTTGGGCAAAAGCATATAAAGAATTAATTCAAATGTTGTTTGCTGGACAGATTGCAAAATGGGATATGACAAAGATTAGACCAGCAGGTGAACGTCTGAAAACTTTTGGTGGTAGGTCTTCTGGCCCAACACCATTGGATAATCTTTTTCGTTTTACAGTAGAGATTTTTCAAAGTAGTAAAGGAAGAAAGCTTTCTTCTATTGAGTGTCACGACATTATGTGTAAGGTAGCAGAGATAGTTGTTGTAGGTGGAGTCCGTAGGTCTGCATTGATATCATTGTCAAACCTTACAGATGAACGTATGAGAAATGCAAAGATGGGCCAATGGTGGTTGGATGAAACTCAACGTGCGTTGTCAAACAACTCTGTTGTTTATACAGAAAAACCAGACGTAGGTATTTTTTTAAAAGAATGGATGTCTTTGATTGCATCGAAATCGGGGGAACGTGGAATATTTAATAGAGCAGCTGCAAAGAAACAAGTTGAGAAACTTGGTGATCGTAGAGATTCTAATCATAATTTTGGTACTAACCCTTGTTCCGAAATTATATTAAGGGACAAAGAATTTTGTAACTTAACAGAGGTTGTAGTTAGACCACAAGATACACCAGAAACATTAGCAGAGAAAGTTCGCCTCGCAACTATACTTGGTACATGGCAGGCAACTCTAACAGATTTCCGTTACTTATCAAAAGAGTGGAAAACAAATTGCGAAGAGGAAACATTGTTGGGTGTATCATTAACTGGTATTATGGATAATGCATATACAAATGGTTCTTATTATCATAATGAGCGAGACAAATTACCAGAATTATTGAACGAGTTGAAAGAGATTACAATAGATGTAAATAAGAAAGTAGCAAAACAATTGGGTATCAATCCATCTGCAGCTATTACTTGTGTTAAACCTTCTGGAACTGTATCACAATTGGTTGATGCATCTTCTGGAATTCACGCAAGACATTCACCATATTATATTAGAACTGTAAGAGGTGATAAGAAAGACCCGTTATGTCAGTTTCTAGTGGAGAAGGGTATTCCACACGAATCTGATTTGACTAAGCCAGAACATACTTGGGTATTTTCATTTCCTATTAAGACAGCAGAAAATGCAATATGTAGAAATGATAAGACAGCTATAGAACAATTAGAGTTCTGGAAGTTGTATCAAGAACATTGGTGTGAACATAAACCATCAGTCACCATTACAGTAAAGGAAGATGAGTGGATTGATGTAGGTGCTTGGGTTTTTAGAAACTTTGATATGATTTCTGGAATCTCTTTTCTTCCTTATTCGGATCACTCTTACAAACAAGCTCCTTATCAAGAGTGTTCAGAAAATGAATATTTACAAATGCTAGACACTATGCCAACCGAAATTGATTGGGGAGAGTTGACTAAATATGAATTAGAGGATAATACTATAGGTTCACAGGAATACGCTTGTACAGGTGATAAGTGTGAAGTTGTAGATTTGAAATAGGAGATAAGACTCAATGGAAGAAGAATATGAGGACGAAGAAGAAATAGTAAAAAGATTTGGATGCTCTGAATGTGGACATTCATTTGCTATGGAATGTGAAACACCTGATATGATTCCTAAGTTTTGTCCTTTTTGCGCAACACCAGTATATAATAAAGACGTTGATGAGGATGATTCAGACTATTGGCCTACTGATTATTAATGTCGAATAAATCTAAAAATAAAGGAAAGAGTTGGGAGAGGGATGTTTGTAATTTTCTTTCTGATTTGTATAGTCAATCATTTATTAGAGTTCCCAATAGTGGAGCCTTTGTAGGTGGTAAGAATGAGTTTAGAAAAGAGACACTTTCATTAGAACAGATAAAGTTAATGCGTGGTGATATTGTTCCGCCACTAAATTATCCATACTTTGTAGCTGAGTGTAAGAACTATGCAGATTTTCCTTTTCATCAAATGGTTCACAATAATAGCATTAGGCTCCTAGATGAATGGATAGGTCAAGTGGTACATGATTGCAACCAAGAGAAAGATGTTTGGATGTTGTTTATTAAGATTACCAGAAAAGGTCAGTATGTAGTTTATGATACACGAATACTTGATGCCCTTGAGTATGGTATAAGATACAAAAATTACTGGTTTTGTGATATGAGATATTTTTTTGATTGTTACAAAGATAGAATCGAAATGAAATGGAAAGGTGAGTGATGGTTGAGAAAAAGATAAATATTGCGTTTAATGGTTTTGGTAGAATCGGTAGAAACCTAGTTAGGAAGTTGATTAACGAACCAAAGTATAATATCGTAGCAATTAATGCTAGGACAACTGTTGACGTTAGAGCTCACTTGTTTAAGTATGATTCTATTCACGGTCACTTTGACGGTAAGATTTCATTTGAGTTGGATAACTTAATCATTAATGGTAAGACGATTCCCAACTTTGATAGAAACAGTCCATCGAAGTTGCCTTGGAAAGAATTAGAAGTTGATTACGTTATAGACTCAACTGGTAAGTTTACAGATAAGCATTCATTATCTCAACATATAGAAGCTGGTGCGAAGAATGTTATTGTTACATCACCAGCAGCAGATGTAGATGCTACATTAATATACGGAGTAAACGAAACAGATTATAAGGTAAAGGAGAATAATATAATTTCTGCTTCATCTTGCACTACTACTTGTTTGACACCATTGTTAAAATTATTACAAAAACAGTATGGTATTAAACAGGGATTCATTACAACCGTTCATTCATTCACTATGGGACAAACACTATTGGATTCATCCCATCCTGATTTACGAAGAGCAAGAGCTGCAACCTTGTCAATGATTCCGACATATACTGGTGCAGCTAAAAATGTCGGAGTTGTTTTACCTGAACTAGAAGGTAAACTTGACGGGTCAGCAATCAGAGTTCCAGTTCCAGATGTATCACTATTGGATATGTCGATAGAGTTGGAGAAAGATGTTGATATTGAATCATTACATGAAATGTTTAATAAAGAGTCAAAAGGTAAGATGAAAGGTATTATTGATGTATCATGTGAGCCACTGGTTTCCGTTGACTATATTGGTAGTACTTTTTCGTCAGTAATTGATTGCCTTTCTACAAACGTGCTAAACAAGAGATTTTTGAAGTTGTTAGCATGGTATGATAATGAGCATGGATACTGCTGTAGAGTCATTGATTTACTGGATTATTTGACTAAAAAGACCAATCCCCCTAAGTCCCCACAAACAAAGGGTTTATAAGTCGTTGTTTTATAAGGGTTTATAGGGTTTTTTCAATTTATTTTATAAGTCCTTTAAAAACAACAACTTACAGAGCCTCTTTTCTGATGTTTTTCCTTGACAGTTCTATTTTTCTTTGGTATAATATATATAACAATTAACGAATAGGAGATTTTCCAATGAGCAGATGGGATGACGATTTCAACGAAGATTTAGATAAAGATGATTTTGAAGCATGGTTGGATTCTGTTAATGAGTCTGGTGATCCTGAAATGGATGAGCATTACTATAATGAAGTCCAAGCTCAAGAATGGGAAAAATGGATTGACTCCCAAGCAGATGAAGAAGCTGCACTTATGAATGATGCAGAATATCCTGAATGGATGGTTAAAGGTCAGCATTATATTATGACAGTATCAAATAATTGAGGTTAGAAAATGAAAGATTGGTTAATAGATGATTGGAAGAATAATAGGTTTCGTTTGTTTTGTGAAACCGTTGGTTCATTATGTTTTATTTTAATATATTTATTGATGGCTTATTATGGTGACGATGTTTGTATTACCACTATATTTTTGATTCAGTTGGTAGGTTCATCATTACATATTATTAATGCTTATTTACGAAATAGTGTTAACCTTATTATGTTGAATGCTATTGTTATTATTATTGCATTGGTTGGTTTAGCCAATATGCATCTTTGAAAGGAATTATATTATGGAGTATGATATTGTTTATTGTAATGATGGAGTTACACGAGCTGTTCCAGTTGTTAAAGGAACACCGCAAGACCCTTCAATTGGATCATTGAAAGTTGTGAAAGAAGAAAAGGTAAAACCAGAGAAACCTAAGATTTCTATTCAAGATAGAATCAATGAGCAGGTTTCTACTTTTATCGGTGAGATTGAAGGTAAGGTTGATGATTTTGTTGATAGTGATTTTAAAGATAAATATGACTGTTATAATCATTTGAGTGAGATGGGCTGTAAGTCAGTTCATGCTCGTAAAATGAGACAGTTTTATATTGAATGTTATAATGAATCAGTTGACGTTTACAATGCTGACGATGATTACCTTAACGAAGCATGGGGACATTTGAAACCAAAATACCATAAAAAGATTATGGATTTCTATGGTGTTATTGTGGATGACATTGAACGTCTTATTAAAAACTCTACAGCTCAACGAAAGCCTAGAAAGAAGAAAACACTATCTGCAAATAAACTTATTAAGAGTTTAAAATATCAGGTAGAACATCCTGAACTTAGATTAGCAAGTGTAAATCCAGAAAAGATTATCGGTGCTAATGAATTGTGGGTTTATAATACTAAGTACAATAAGATGGGCGTTTACTATGCTGAGAATAGTGTTAGAGGTCTTAGTGTCAAAGGTTCTACTATACAAGGTTTTGATAGTAATGCATCAATACAAAAGACGGCAAGGAAGCCCGAAGAAGTATTGGATAAATTGACAAAGAGAACTTTGAATAAAAACATCAAGCAGATGAAGACTAAGGAACAGGACGTTACTGGTCGCATCAATGCTCAAACTATCTTACTAGGAGTATTCTAATGTTTAAGAATTTTATTATTATATTTTTGTTCTTTCTATTATGTTCTTTACTAATTCAGAAACCTGATAATGCTAAACTCTTGATACAAGATTTGGCAACATCTAAAGAAATGGTTATGGATGGTGCAGAGTATGTTAAGAAAACTTTTGATAAAGAGTTCACGGTTGTAGAAGAAAAGTTTGCTCCATTTGAACAGAACAAAGGTGCAGAAAGTCCAGTACCATTACTTGAAGCTCTGAAAGAAATTGAAGAAGATACATTTTTTACTGATAAATAGGGAGTACTATATAATGAAAACTATATTGACAATCTTTTTTACTATATCGTTTTTGGGTAATGCATTTGCACTTGAATGTACCTTACCATTATGTAAGAATATTCAAAAAAGATCAGCTATGTTTAAAGAAATGGATAGCTGGGATAGTTATAAGTCACCTAGAAAATATACTATTACAAAGGTATCTTTTACGCCACCTAGTAGACCTAAACCAGCTAAACGAAGGGTAAAGTCTAAGTTACTTTGGCCGTTGAAGAGTGGAAGGATTTCTTCAAAGTTTGGATATAGGAAAAATCCTTTTAATGGAAAACGTCAGCACCATAATGGATTAGATATTGCAGCTCCTACGGGTAGATTGATTAGAGCCTCTGCTGATGGTGTTGTTACCAAAAGTGGTAGAATAACGAATGGTTGTGGTTATGGTGTTTATATCCAGCATGGTAAGTATGAAACAATTTATTGTCATGCTTCAAAAGTACTTGTTAAAAAAGGTGACAGTGTAAAAAGAGGTCAGGGTATTGCTAAGGTTGGTAGTACTGGATATTCTACTGGCCCCCATCTACATTTTGAGATAAGAAAAAATAAGAAATCTTATAACCCTTTAAATTTTCTTGCAAGATATGAAAAGTAAATACATAGACGCTCACTTAGATGTTGCTCGAAGATACGGGAAACTTTCTTCAGCTGAAAGGTTGAAGGTTGGGTGCATCATTGTAAAGGATGAAAGAATTATATCCATAGGTTATAATGGAATGCCTATAGGTGGGTCTAATGTATGTGAAGAGGATGGCCATACAAAACCAGAAGTTCTTCATGCAGAAGCTAATGCAATTACTAAGTTAGCAAAGTCAACAGAGTCAGGTCAGGGTTCTTATATGTTTTGTACCTATGCTCCTTGTGTTGATTGTGCTAAGTTAATATTGCAATCAGGTATTAAAGAATTTCATTATGAAGAAAGTTATAAAGATTTAGACGGTATTAATTTATTAAAGAAGTATTCTAATGTGAATATTTTTAAACATCAACGTGAACTTAATTTTATTGAATTTACAGAAAAGGAATATTATGATGATGAAGCGGGAGACATTGGTTGAAGGTTTGAAGAATAATTTAGTTAAAGTAGTTTTCACAAAAGTAAATGGTGATGAGCGAACGATGAATTGTACATTGCATGATTCTATTTTACCAGAACCTACTATTACTGAAACAGAGAAAAAAGTAAATCAAGATGCAATATCCGTTTGGGATACTGATAATGATGGATGGAGAAGTTTTCGTGTTGACTCCATTAAAGAATTTAAAATTGTAGAAGGTGTGATATGATACTCTTAGATTTCTCAAATATAATTGTGGGTAGTATTATGGTAGCTCATAGAATTCCAGATGAAGAAAGAACGTCTGAGGATTTTATTAGGCACTTAGTTTTGAATAGCGTAAGAAACTATAGAGCAAAGTATAAAGATAAGTATGGCGAGATTGTAGTTTGTACTGATAATATGTCAAGCTGGAGAAAGCAAGAATATCAGTATTACAAGGCTCATCGTAAGATCAAACGAGAGAAACAAAAAAATAAAGATGGTATGGATTGGTCAGCTCTATTTAAGACCATTCACGACATTATCGTTGAAATTGATACCCATTTCCCGTATAAGGTGATTGCTGTACCTCATGCTGAGGGTGACGATGTTATTGCTGTATTGTCTAAGAATATCCAAGAGAAGAGTATTATTATCTCTAGTGATAAGGATTTTACTCAATTACAGAAATATAAGCACATTAAACAGTATTCTCCTATCCAGAAAAAGATGTTGAGTACTTCTAACCCTTATAAATACTTGAAAGAACATATAATTCGTGGTGATAAAGGTGACGGTATTCCCAACATTTTGTCAGCTGATGATTGTATTGTTGAGGGTGTAAGGCAAAGACCTATTTCTAAGAAAAAGGTTGAGTTGTGGGTAAACGAGAAGCCTGAAGACTTTTGTAAAAATGGTATGTCTGAAAAGTGGGATAGGAATAAGAAGTTGATTGATTTTGATTGTATTCCTGCAGAGATATCAGATGCGGTTATGGCTGAATATACGAAAGAAAAGACTCCAAAGCAAGGACAGTTGTTGAATTATTTTATTAGTAAGAAATTGAAATTTTTAATGGAACATATAGGAGATTTTACACGATGACAGTATACATTTCTGAATTATTGAAAGGTATTGCCAAGGCAAAAACAAGGAAAGAAAAGAAAGCATTGTTAGAGAAATATAAAGATAATAATATTTTAAAGTTTGTATTGCAGGGTTCGTTTGATCCGTCTATTGAATGGAATGTACCTAAAGTTATTCCAAAATATAAAAAGGATGATGCACCTATTGGCTTGAGTGAAACATCATTATTTACTATAATGCCAAAGTGTTCTATTTTTGTTAAAGGTCATGCTAAATCAGAAATTCTAAAGCAGAAAAGAATTAAAGAACTTCTTATTCAGATTTTGGAATCAATGCACCCTGATGAATCACTTATTTTCACACAGATGTTAAAGAAGAAACTCAAAGTAAAGGGATTGACTGAAAAGCTAGTGCTTGAGGTTTTCCCTGACTTGTATCGAAAGGTAGCCTAATGAGTGTTGTATCTATGGAAACAGAAGTTATTATTCAAGTTAATAAAAGAAAGAAGGTAACTAAATCAGCTTTAGTGATGGAAGGTTTTAAAAACAAATATATTAAAGTTGATTTAGTTGATGAAGATGACCATGTGTTTGAATTGAAATGGAATGGTTTTATGTATGAAGGAACATTTTTAGAAATGTCGATGACTTGTCATTATAATGTTGAAAAAGATTTTTCAGCGGTTAAAACGATTGATGGGTCAGGACAGAAAGCTGTTACAGTAAGACGGAGCAGAAGTGGAAAGCCAGTAAGTATGCAAGACTGAAAAGGATAAGAACAATGTATATCAAAAAAGATAATATTGTTATTAGAACTATTCGAGAAAATAAGAATAAGGTAAAGCCATTTGTTCCATCGAAGCATTTGATTACCCGATGGACAAATATCTTGAATGAAGAAATCTTTAATAATATTATACATCCTTTTCACGATATCACAATAAAAAGAAAACATGATTGTCATGCTGAACATATTGGATGGGAACATGGCGAGTATGTATTCGGGGAGCTTTCTATGGATAGTAAGTTCTTGAATAAATCATATTTCATTTATACATTAGCACATGAAATGATACATCAATGGCAATGGATGCAATTGAATAAAACAGATCATGGTAAGTCGTTTATGAAGTGGAAGAGTAAATTAAATCAATTTGAAATACCATTGGGAGTAAGTATCTAATGCCATTATACGATTTTGAGTGCGAGAAGTGTAGTCATAATTATGAGGAGTTTTATACAATAGCTGAGATGGATGTTCCTTTATCCAAGCCATGCCCTAGTTGTAAAAAGAAGGGTGGTATCATTCGTATTGTCGGTACTGGTCGTATAGTTGATTCTGCAAGATTGGAGTCAACTAAAGGACGGTTAAAACCTACAAAAGAATTTACGGAAGTTATGACGCGAATGAAAAAGAAACATACTCAATCGACATTTGAGGTAAGGTAAGATGAGAAAACTATTATTAATTAGCTTATGTTTATTATTTCTTCTAGGTAATAAACCTATTGCAGATACCCCGACAGTAGAAAAGACAGTTCCGATATCTGATATTCTAGTGTATTGCAATACAACAGAATTTATCACGGAAATGGCTAAGAAGGATTATATGTTAGGGTTAGCTGCAAGAGGTGTCATCAATGATGACAGACATAGAATGTTACTATCTATGGAATTGCTGATGAATCCAAGAAATAAACAATGGGCTATCATCTTTAATTATGCAAAGGGAAACCTTTCATGTATTGTCGGAGGCAATCGTATAGAACTTTATACACCAAAAAACTAAATTCAAACAAAACGCAAGGAGCACAAGATGTTGCACTATAAAAAAAATACATTATTATGTTTTTTTATATCATTTCTGTTATTGGGAGTAAGTACAATAGTCAATGCTGATCACACTTACAAAACAAGTATTGTAAAGAAAGTACTTCCAGCAGTTGTAGAAATACACGCAGAAAGAGGCAAGATTAGTGCGGGAATGCAACCACAAAATCGTGGTGGGTTTAAGTTTCGTCAACCTCAAGGTCAACAAGCACCTCAAGGTAGGCCGAGTCCGAAACAAGACCCACAGCACGTTGGTTCTGGTTTTGTTATTAGTTCAGATGGTTATATATTGACTAATGCTCACGTTGTCAATAATATTTTTGATGGCGGAAAAGTAATTGTTATCTTTCAGAGTGATAAATCATACGAAGCAGATTTAGTTAACTACGATGAAGAGTCAGATATAGCTTTATTGAAAATCAATAATGCTGAACATGGTAAAGTATTTGAATATTTAGAATGGGGTAAAACTCCAGAAATGGGACAGGATGTTATTGCTATTGGTTCACCAATGGGACAGTCGTTCACAGTTACATTTGGAAATGTATCATCGCTAAATAGGTTTGTACCTAAGTCAGCACCGTTTGTACCTTACATTCAAACTGATGCTTCTATCAATCCCGGCAATTCTGGTGGGCCACTGTTGAATTCTGCTGGATATGTAATAGGTATTAACACTATGATTATTACAGGTAGTGGTGGAGCAGGAGCAGGTAGTGTAGGAATTGGATTTGCTATTGACGGTGATTATGTTCAGAAAACAGTTTCACAACTCAAAGCACTTCAGAAAGGTCAGAGAATTCATAGACCATATATGGGTATTGTTTTCCGTCCAGTAAAAAAAGAGGACTATGGGAAACTAGATCATATGTTTAAGTATGGTTATGGTGCTTATGTGCAAGAGATAGTTCCAGATAGTCCAGCTGAAGGTATTCTGAAAGTTGGCGATATTATTACAAAGATTGATATGAAAATTTTCAAATGGAAACTATTAGCTACAAAGGTTAAATCTAAAAAAGTAGGTGATAAAGCGTATTTTATAATTTTGAGAGATGGGATGTTAATTCCATTGACATTCACTATGAGTGAAATGAAATAAACGAAAGGATGTTATGAAAAAAGAGTTCGTACACTTGACAGATTGTGATGACATTGAAATGGGAGTCCGTGAAGAAATTAATGGTAAACGGGTGTATGTAACTCCAGAAGGAAATGTTTATCCATCTATTACCTCAATTCTTGGTAGTCAACCAAAGCCAGGAATTGAGGAATGGAAGGAAAAAGTAGGGTATCAGGAAGCAAATAAGATTATGAAAGAATCTGCAGCACTTGGGACTATGGTTCATAGTCTTTGTGAAGATTACCTGTATAACGAAAAATTACAATGTGAAGATCAAGAAGCAATTAGTGTTTTCAATAGACTAAGATTTCTATTGGGAAACATTGATAACATCTACGGTATTGAAGTACCTTTGCATAGTGATATACTAAAGGTAGCTGGAACTGCTGATTGTGTTGCAGAATACAATGGTGTGTTATCTGTTATTGATTTCAAAACATCTAGGAAACCGAAGAGAGAGGATTGGATTGAAGATTATTTCATCCAAGCCTTTTTTTATTCCGCTGCATTCTTTGAGATGACAGGTTCATTGCCAGAACAGATTGTAATACTTGTAGCAGTCAGGAATAGTTTTGAAGTACAGGTGTTTAGAAAGCCTTTCAAAGAGATGGATATATATATTGGAAAGCTAATAGAAATTATGAAAAAGAACCCAAGCGTAATTCAACAACATTAGGAGAATATTATGGCAGATGAATTAAATGTTGATGACTATGATGATTTTGATTTTGGTTTCAGTACAGTTGATGAAGATGAAGTCAAAGAGTTTGAGAGTCAAGTTAAGACAAGAGTAGCTGAAGAAACATCAAGTATTTCTACTGGACTTGAGGACAAGATTAATGAGTTATTGAAAGCAAGAGAAGGTGATACCAGTAGGGTAGAAGAGTTAGAGAAAAAAAGAAAAGAGGATTTGTTGAAAATTGAGAAAATCATTATGCCTCTGTTAAAGAATTTACAAAAGAATCCTGATGACGTTTATATTAAATGGCCTAATCGTAAAGTAGTTATTGAGAAGCAAATTAAAAAGATTGTTGCTATTACAAGGAGCTAATATGGATTTTGTAACCATTACACCAAAAGCATCAGATCAGGTGAAGTATCTTATTAGTGAATTGCCTAGTGATTTTGGTTTACGTCTAGCAGTTAAGGGTGGTGGATGTTCAGGACTTTCTTATGACTTGAAATTTACACCCGAAGAAACTGGTGATACGGTTTTTGACTATAATGGCTATAAAGTGTTCATGGACAAAAAGAGTATGATATACCTGAAGGGTATGGCTTTAGATTTTCAGGATGGATTGAATGGGAATGGCTTTCAGTTTATTAATCCAAACGCTACATCTACTTGTGGCTGCGGAGAGTCTTTTTCAATGAGTTAACTTTTTCCTTGACATATCCTGAAAAGTCTGATATACTGTATATAACAATTGAGAAACATTGATTTAATGGAGACATACGGTGGTAGATAATGTTTAGAGTATTAGACGAATTAGATAAAAAGCCAGAAACATTCCGTGATAAAATAGAAACCGCATGGTGGAGTTTTTATCATTGGAGTAGACTCAGCAGTATTTGGAGATTTAAACCATATTTTATATGGCAACGCCTTACTAGAGGTTTTCCAGAGCATCATTTGTGGAATCTCGATCATCACCTTTCAGAGCACATTGCACCAAGATTGAGAGCATTTGCAGATTACCCATTACATGGCTGTCCTTATGATTATTCAGATAAATATGGAATGGAAAATACCAGTGGTGGTTTCATGCATTGGAAACGAGATATAAAGAAACTCGCATTTGCCTTTGAGAAACTTGCAGAGGAAAGTGGAGATTGGGAAGATGCAGCAGACCAATGGAAACATCCAATGACAGAAGAAGAAACAGCAAAATGGCTAAAGGTTACAGAAGTAAGAGGCAAATTCATTCAGGAAAATTTAGAGTTTTTTGGTAAATATTATTCAAATTTATGGGATTAGAAATTAATATGAATGATAAAGATATAGAAATCACAGAATGAACCAAGGCAGTTTTTAGAAGGTAAATGTTAATGGAAAAAATGAGGAGTAAATGATATGGCAAGACAGAAGGATGGAAATCAAATCACAGTGGTTATAGTTGCCCCATTGAGTGGTAAAGGGGATGTAGAAGTAAGGATTGCAGCGGGAAAGTTGCCTAGGAGTGGAGCAGGAAGAATAAGGTTTAGGTAATATATGTGTATATTAAAAAAATAAGGATATCACAAATGAAAAGTTATAAAAGTTATAGACAATTCAATGAGGATATTCAGGACTCTAGGATCATTGCAAGTTCATGGAAACTTGTGAAGATATTGGTAGAGAATATCAGTGCAGACCTGAATGAAATCATTGGCACAAGGAATTTCGACCAATCTGAAAAGAAAACCATGACAAAGGAAATGGATACTCTACAGAAGAGATTGAATATATTATCTAAGAAGGTATCAAATATCAAAGAAAAGGCAAGGGATTTTAAATGACAATCTTTAAGGATTTAGTTGTTGCCACCGCCACAGCGGGATTGCTAGGTGAAAACTCAGATGAATCAAGGGAATGGTATCAGGATCAGGTAGTGAATATCAAGAGAACACAGGTTGCCCCAAAGAGATTCACCAAGGACAATAAGGATTTGCTAGTGTCCAGACCAGTACTTGGCAAGATGTATGCCTTCTTATATGAACCATTGACGAAATCCCTTCTCAAACTTCTTCCTTGTGTTGAGGTGAAAAGTTTGTTATAATAACTTATATAATTAATTAAGGAGATTTTGTTATGTCAGTAATTTATGGAATTTTAGCATTGGTGTGGGGTGGATATACTGTTCAACCACAAATGTTTGACAACGGCCCGTATGAGTTCAACCAAAAATATGAAACTCTAGCAGAGTGTAAAATCGCAAAGTCTGAAACGGATATTTGTGTTGGTGAGCAACCGTCAAACCTTTATGTTTTGAGTGAGAAAAAAACCCCTAGTGTTTCAGCAGAGTTAGACTTTGTTGAGTGTGATTATTGGGCTGGTTGTTATATACAGGAGTGAATGATATGATATATAAGAATTATATAAATGGTGTATGGTTAGATGCTTCTAAAGGAAATACGTTCAAGAACATTGATCCAGCTCATACTGATAAAGTCATTTCAGAGTTTCAAGATTCTGATGAAGTAGATATTAACTTTGCAGTAGAAGTTGCACATAATGCTTTTAAGTTCTGGAAAAATACTCCAGCACCTAAACGTGGTGAGATTATGTATAAGGCTGCTGAGATTCTTGTAAGAGATAAAGAATGTATTGCAAAGGGTATGACTCAAGAGATGGGTAAGTGTATTGCAGAAACTAGGGGTGATGTTCAAGAAGCAATTGACATGGCTTATTATGCAGCCGGTGAGGGTAGACGTATGGCAGGTGAAGTTGTTCCTTCCGAATTAAATAATAAGTGGTGTATGTCCCGTAAAGAACCCATTGGGGTTATCGGTGCAATTACACCGTGGAACTTCCCTATAGCAATTCCATCTTGGAAAGCATTCCCAGCATTAGTTGCAGGAAACACAATGGTTATTAAACCTGCCGAGGATACTCCGTGGAGTGTCATTAAACTCGCAGAGGTTTTCCATGAAGCAGGATTACCTGCTGGTGTTTTCAATGTCGTAACTGGTTACGGCCCAACTGCTGGAGCTCCACTACTTACTAATCCAAAAGTAAAAATGATTTCGTTTACAGGTTCTACTGCTACAGGTAAGATTGTAGCTACAACTTGTGCAGAACAGATGAAACCATATTCACTTGAGATGGGTGGTAAGAATGGTATCGTTATTATGAATGATGCTGATATTGATTTAGCTGTTGAAGGTGTAGTATGGGGAGCATTTGGTACTACTGGTCAACGGTGTACTGCTTGTAGTAGAGTTATGGTGCATGAAGATGTCCATGACGAATTCATTGAGAAGTTGTTAGCAAAAACTGAAACATTGGAACTTGGTTGTGGACTAAGTTCATATACAGATGTTGGGCCTTTGATTAATGAGAAGGCATTAAATAAAGTTAGTGATTATGTATACAATGCAAAACAAAGAGGAATAGAACCGATTTGCGGTGGTTTCAAAAATCAAATGCCTAACGAAGAAGTTGATGGATGGTTTTATGAACCAACTATTTTTGACAATGTAGATATTAATGATACTCTGATGCAAGAGGAAATCTTTGGGCCAGTTGTTGCAGTTACTACTTTCAGTAATACTAACGAAGCAATCTGGATGGTAAACAATACTTGTTATGGTTTGAGTGCAGCTGTTTATACCAGTGATGTCAACTTTGCATTTACAGCATTGAATGAAATAGAAACTGGTATGGTATATATCAATGCATCAACTATTGGTGCTGAGATTCAGTTACCCTTTGGTGGTATCAAAGGAACTGGTAATGGTCATAGGGATGCTGGTAGTTCTATGATTGATAATTGTACAGAGAACAAATCTTGTATGATTGATTTTTCTGGAAAGGTTCAGAAAGCTCAAATTGACGAATGATTCCCTATTATTTTGCAGTAGTTAATGTTGCAGCAGGATTTGTAATATCATATGGAATGAATTTTTGGTTACTGCCAAGAATATTTGGTATTAAAGTATGTCACAAGAAATTGGGTATACTAGCTGGAATCTTTACAGTCACAGCACTTATTAGAAATGCTGTTGTATTTACTTGGTTTCAATAATAGATAATTAAAGAAAGGAAAGACGATGGCAACCATAATTCTTGATGATTGTATCAACTGTGGGGTTTGTGAGCCCGAATGCCCTAATAACGCAATAGACGATGGTTCGGGTGAAGGTCTTGATTTTTTCTATATTGACCCAGAACTTTGTACTGAGTGTGTAGGTTTTCATGGAGAAGAGGCGTGCCAGGAAGTATGCCCCGTAGACTGCTGTATTCCTGATGAAGATATTGTAGAAACAGAAGAAGATTTGTTGGCACGAGCTAATAAGTTACACCTTCAAGAAGTTTTTCTCTCAGATGATACGTTTCCAGAGTTGGATGCTTTGACGAATAAAACTTCATTGTTTCGTAACCCAGCAAGAAAGAACGCGGGGCTGTAGCTCAGTAGGGAGAGCGTCGCCCTTGCACGGCGGATGTCGCAGGTTCGATCCCTGTCAGCTCCACCAAATAAAATGGAAATGCCCGGTTAGCTGAGAGGCTTAGCAAGGCCCTTGTAAGGCCTAGACATCGGTTCGATTCCGATACTGGGCTCCATTTATTTTATTTTCTTTTTGAAGGGTGGCAGGTGTATAGTATCTGATTCAAGTAGTTTTTCAACTTCAAAGTTTTCGTCAATGTATTTCATCTTATCAAAGGTAGTATCAAAGTTTGCTATTTGTTCTAAGAAATCACTAAGTTCATCCATGCCACCCTTAAATTGTATTGATGGCTGTATGATACCATGTATGCTTTTTCTTAACGGAAATTTCATACGATCCCTTTCTTTATATTATTAATCATATTTATAATAAATGGTACTTGTTATGAAAATAGTTCATATGCATAAAGTAGAAAATTCTCTCGCAGAAAAAGCAAAAAGTAATCCTTACGATGTTGTCATGGTCTATTGTAGGTATTGCCAACAAAAGATTGATGTACACGTTTACCATTCTTTCGGCAAGCTTGAATACTACCAGCTAACTAATCTTCCAGAAAAAATCTCCAAGCATTTAGGCACCAGAAATATTCAATGTATCCCATGCGATAAAACATTCGTCTTGGAGAAGCAACCAACAAAATCAACTACAGATTACCTATTGAAGCTTGACTGCTCCAGTATGAGCCCCGGCATGGAATCATGGTATGAAAACCCCCATTCTAAGACGATTTAAGGCACTTTAATGGTTTACCCTATACTATACCCTTAGTTTGGACAAATAACCCTTAAAACGACTCTGAGGGGGTCAAAAAACCCTTTAAAAACAACAACTTATAACCCCTTATTTTTCAATAACTTAGGTTAGTAACTTTTTCCTTGTATTATATGCCTAAATATGGGATAATATACTTAACAATTGAGAAACATTAATTTAATGGAGTTTATATTATGAGTTCAAGTGCAAGACTTAGAGAAACACATACAAAACTTGGAGGCGGTCAAAATATTTTTAATAAGATTGCTAAAAACCAAGAAGCTGTTTTGTCTGATTGTGTTGATAAAGTTATAGATGATGTGCAAAAAGAACATCCAGATTTAGAAATTCGTAGAAAGGATTTACTAAAAAAAACAGAAATAGCTGAAGCTCTTAATAATGGTTATAGGCCGGAAAATGATAAATCATTTGTAAAACCTGATGGTGGAATAATCGAAGTAAAAATTGGTAAGAGTTGGTATCCGTTATTAATTTCAGAAATGAAAAAACAGGGGACGAATAAAGCACGTGAAAAAGAAGGAAAGAAAAAACAAGCAAAAGGCAATGCCATTGAAAGAGCAGCAAAAAATGTTGATGAGTTTAGATTATGGTGTGCAAATAAAAAATTAAATTATTTTCCTTATGTAATTTTTGCTTGTGGATGTGATTTTCATGCTGGTTCTACTATGTATGATCGTTGTGACGCTCTAGCGAGTTATAAACCAAGAAATAATATTAACATATTAACAGATTGTCGTATACAACCTGCTACACTTTTTATTCAAGAAAAGTCTTGGACAAGAACCGAAGTTTTGAAAAGGTTAAGAGAGTGTGTGGATGTTACGCTTAATCATATTTTACAGATGAAAAAAGGTAAAAACTTTAGTGCTAATAATAGTAAAGGTATAAGAAAGAAATCTGATTTTTATGAAACACCATATAGCATAACAGAACATTTATTTGAAAGAGAGGATTTTGATAAAGATTTATCTGTTTGTGAACCTGCTTGTGGTGGTGGTGCTATTGTTGATATATTAAATAAACATTGGACGGATAGAGTTTTTTCTTATGACCAAGAAAAGGATTTTTTAAAAGAAAATGATAAGTATGATTATATTGTAACAAATCCCCCATTTTCTTTAGCACAGGAGTTTATACAACAAGCTAGAAAAGTCGCCAGAAAGAAGTTTGCATTTTTATTACCACTTTCATATTTACATGGTAAAAAGAGATATGATGAGATTTTTACGAGCGATACATATAAATTAAAAACTGTTTATGTATTTACTCGCTATCCTATGTTGGGTGATAAGTTACGAAAAGATGGTAAGTATAAAACTGGTATGATGGTATATGCTTGGTATGTTTTTGAAAGCACTTATACTGGAAAACCTACTATTGAATGGATTGATAACAATGCAGATGTTTTGAGTAAAAAAGATTTATAAAGGAGAAAGATAATGGATGAAATCTTGAAAATGATTGGTGGAATAGTTTTTGTTATTGCTACATTGATATATTGTCTTGCAGCTGTCTTTGCACCATTCGGAATTGTGTGGTTAGTCTTAAATCATTAGGAGGCAACATGAAAAATCAGAGAATTTTAAGAAGAAAGAAACAAGTTAAATTAAATAAAAAGAGAGTTGAAAGGAATAAAAAAAGAAATAAAATTAAAAAATATGATTTTTTAGAAAAAACAATGGAGAATAGTACAAAGAAGAAAAGACAATTAAAATCAAATAAATACAATGTACAACCAGCACAAGTACCGTCTGCTCAACCTGTATTGAAACATTCATCATAATGAAACATATCAAAGAGGATAGTGTATGGAAAAAGGTATACAAACCATATTCAACTAAGCTTGTTAAATTCTTTAGTTGGGAAAGGATAAAAAAAGATGACAGACCCATTGAGGAAAGAAGAGCAGAAAGAGCCAGAAAAAGAACTTGATAATCCCAGCCCAAAGTCAGACAAAACTAGACCGGGCCGAGATAAACTTTTTGAAAGGATGAGGAAGGTAGACCCTCAGCAGTCAGAAAAGTATAAGCAAAGAACTGGTGAATAATATGTGGATATATCAATGCGATTCTGGAGAGTATAGAGAAGATAATTTTATAAGATTACTTTCCACAATATTTTTTCATAGACTTTCACACTTTTTAAAGGGGGAAGGGTTCAATGATTAAAATTCTATTACCATTAGTTACAATGATGTTTATCACGAATACAGTGTATGCAACCTGTACACAATTTCGTAACACTAAAACTGCACCGTCAATGTTCCAGAAACTTGATAAGACTGCGACTGCTGATAAGAAGAAAGGAAAGATGATTTTCCAGAAGACTGCAAAACCAATGGCATGTAAGATGTGTCACGGTAAGAAGGGTGACGGTAAAGGAAAACTTGGTAAAGCACTAACACCAAAACCAAGAAACTTCACCTGTGCTGACGTTATGAAGGATATCTCGCCCGGCCAGATGTTCTGGATCATTCAGAATGGCTCAAAGGGCACTGGGATGTCTCCACAGAAGTCTCTGAAACCTAGAGAAATCTGGGACGTTATCAAGTATATCAGAGAGGACTTGAATAATGGATAACGAATATCTTCCAGCTGCGATTGGGATTCTTGGAATGATTATAGCTTATGTAGTTGCAATCAAGTGGTTGTTTAGTTGAAATGGGAAGTCACTTCTTTATTGAGAGATGGTATTAAGGGTAGTGAGCAGGAAGTTATTATGAAAGCATTAATACAGTTAGGGTTTGAAGAAATTACAGAAGTTCTTTATGGTGCTGTATACAATCTTACATTGGATGATAAGATGTCCGAAGATGAGCAAAGGTTGAGGATTAAAGAAATGTGTAGTACAAATATTATTAATACTAACTTATATGATTTTAAAATCAAACTTATTGAGGAGTAGCGATGTGGACTAATAGAGATAATCAACCTTTAGTTATTGGGTTTGCTGGTAAAGCTAGAAGTGGTAAAGATACTGCTGGAAAATACTTGGTTGACGAATATCAGTTTTTACGTTATTCTTTTGCACAACCTTTAAAAGATGCAACAAAGATAATGTTTCATCTTACTGATAAACAGATTGAGAATAAAGAGAAACCAGCAGAGCCGTGGGGTAGATCACCAAGAGATTTATATCAACGGGTAGGAACAGATATTGCTCGGGCGATTGATATCAATGTATGGGTGAAGGGTGCAGATATATTTATGAGAAATAATCCTGGCCGTTCTATTGTTGTTACCGATGTTCGTTTTTCTAATGAAGCATTCTGGATTAGAGATCAAGGTGGCATTGTTGTTTACCTTCAAAGTGATACTAGAGGTATCTATGAAAATGGTGAGCATTCAAGTGAGAATGGTATGAAGGGCGATGATGTTGATATTATCATACAGAATGATGGGACTATCAATGCCCTGCATGAAAAACTAGAAGAACTAAAAACTGAAAGGTCTTTTGCATGAGTAATACAGGATATAAAGAATATACTTTGAAGGATGTTAGGGACTCTGCTGATAGGAAACTATTTACAGTTGTCTCTACATTCGCTGGTGGTGGCGGAAGTTCTACAGGGTATAAGTTAGCTGGTGGTAATGTTCTTGCAATGAATGAGTTTCAACAAATTGCATGTGATACCTATTCTGCTAATTATCCTGATACTACAACTATTTGTAAAGATATTAGAGAATTGCGTGTCGAGGAAATATTTGATGCAGCTAATCTTGGGCCAGGCGAATTAGATATATTCGATGGCTCTCCGCCTTGTCCGCCATTCTCTATGAGTGGGTCAAAACGTAAAGGATGGAATAAGACTAAAAAGGTTTATGGTAAAGTACAAACTAATATTGAAGATTTAACATTTGACCTTATTAACCTAGCTAAAGATGTTCAGTCTAAGGTTATTGTTTGTGAGAATGTTAAAGGTTTAACTATGAATTATGCTAGAGATCATATGAAAAAGATGATTGAAGGATTTGAGAATATCGGGTACACTGTTGCTCATAGAGTATGTAATGCATCGTTTCACGGTGTGCCACAAAAACGTGAAAGGGTATTTATTGTTTGTGTTAGAAATGATGTGATGGAAAAACTAGGACTAAACATTATCAGTTTAGCTGAAAAGGTTTTTCCAGTACCATATAAACTACAACCTACACAAAGAGATGCTATATATCATTTGTTAGAAGATGAAGATAATCTTGCAGAAGGTAAAATCTTAGAAGATAAAATGAGTGGTAGCACTACTGGTCAATGGGTTAAGATGATGCCGAAAGACCCGCCTAAGTATGTATCTGTTGGAGATTATAACCCTAAAGGTAATGGTTTTCAAACAAGACGTTTGGGGTGGGATCAAGCTTCAAATACTATTCTTGAAAAAGGTTTGATGGGTCAATCGCATATTCATCCTATATGTGATAGGGGGTTTACTACTCAAGAAGCAATTCGGATTATGGGTTTACCTATTGACTTTGACCTTAAAGGTACATTGAAAGAGAAACAAGCTCGTATTGGGTTGATGGTTGCACCGCCGCAACTTAAACGTATTGCTGAGACAATTTATGAAAATATATTGAAACCATATAAAGAGATAGAAAATGTATGAAGACTTTCGTTGCTGAAGTAGAACATGATGAAAAAGAAACTGATAATAAATGGAATGGAAAATTTGCAACTGAATCTTGTTATAAACAAGTAATAAAATGTGATGAAACATTTCGTGTTGTACGTCCAAATAAAAATGTTCTTAACGACTATGAACCTATAGCTATTGTTGTTAAGAAGGGCTTCAATGAAGATGAACACAATTTGATAAAAGATACATTGTACTCTATTGATGAAACATCTAATATGAGAGCTAATGCGTCTGGGCCTATTGACAAACAAAAACTGTTAGATGAAAAGGGTTGGGTAGAGGATGAGCATTACAAACTAAGAACACCCAACTCTTATTATACAAAAATGAAAGATGGCACTTGGAATGATATTGCTGTAGGTCAAGATATACACTCATTACTCCTTGGTTACAAACGTGGAAGGTTTACGGGAAAAATTCAGTTGTCTGCATGGGCTAGAGATAATGCTGATAGATGGGAGAAGCTATTAAAGATTTCTGAAATAAATGAAAGAGCATTTGAACAGGTTCATCCAGACAGGTATTATTCACAGAAAACATTTGCTGAGAAGTTTATAGCTGAAGAGCATAGGATGGGTATATTCACTGCTTATTCACCTAACAAGTATAATGAAGCTCAGACTAAGCAGATGTCTTTGCATATAGATAAGGGCGATACCGAGTTAGGATTTACTACAATGTCAGTTTTTCGGGTGGGTGAGTATACAGGTGCTTATCTTGTATTTCCTAGATGGCAGATTGGTATTGATACCGATGACGGCGACATTATAATTGCTGACTCTAAACAGGTTCACGGCGTATCAGCTATCTACGGTGAAGGCACTAGGTTATCGTGTGTAGCATATTGTGATAGTAAGGTAGCTACACTAGCAGGCGGTGAAGTGATTGCACGTCCAGAAAAATTGATAGGACAGACGTATGTGAAGGAAGGCGTGAAGCCTAATAATTTGGAGGCATTTCTATGATAGCACTTGTTATGGGTAGAGGTGTTGAGGGTTGTGGTGTTACCCGATATACCATTGAGTATAAGAATTGGCTAGAGAAACAGGGAAAAGAAGTTGTAGTATATGCATTGAAAGAGAAAAGTTTTAGTAGAGGAAAAGCACAGGTATTCGACTATAAAATCTTTACTCCCAATGATGATATTTCTGCGGAGCTTAATGAATGTGAGTATGTTGTTTATATGTCAGTGCCTTCTACTTCAAATTCACAGAAAGGAATAGATAATTTTGTAGAGAATTGTGTTTATAAAGTTACACCCAAAAAGATATTTATTCAATTAGATCATAAACGTCAATCTCTACAAAGAAATGCTAGAATGTGGGATGTTGTAGAATATTGTGATGTTGTTTTTAATTATTCCAAGACTACTGATTTTGGTGAGCAGTTTGATAAACACTTTGGCCCTACATTAATAGAAAGAGAAAGACCCATACCAGAGTATGGCTACTTTAGAGTTGCAATGGATTTTGATACTATATCTCCATTGAGAAAAAAGTTTTCTGAAAAGGTAGACAGGGTATCTTACTTTGGAAGGTTTGCTAGATTTAAGCATCCTCAACGTGTTATAGATTTAAGAAAACAATTAAAGGGTAATATCATTACCGAGATGAGAGGATTGGAAAGGTCTATTGGTGCATTAGATATATTTAATCATCCAGAAATTATAGAAGTTAAAAAGGGCGAAGATGTCGAACAGAACTGTTTTGATAAATCTTATGTCTATGGCCCTTACAATAGAAGCGAGGGGATGGAAGAAATCTCAAAGAGTAAGTTTGGTTGCTCCTTCTATGAATTGGATGCTAGGTATTATGGTTATCATGTCGAGTATGCAATGCTAGAAATTGTTGGATTGGGATTGATACCTATATTCAGTAAACATTGGGGTGATAATACTAAACATATTTCAGGTAAGTCTTTTAGCTCTATTCCTTTTTCTGGAATTTATATGGGCCCTGATAATATTGATGAAGTATGTAAAAGGATTATAGAAATAAATAATGATGAAGCACTATACAATGAGTATGTTGCTAATTGTATTGAAGTTTATAGATCACACTCTTCAGCTGATTCTGTCTTTTCTGATTTACAAAAAACAATAGGAGAAATATTATGAATGATGCATGGGTAAATATGGCATTGTTTGCAGTAGTAACATTATGTCTTGCACTTACAATTAAAACTTTATTTGGATTATGATATGACTGATAAAGATATAGAAATCACAGAATATTTTGAGTGTGAATGCTATTCAAATAATCACTTAATGGCAGTTAAATATTACAAAGAGAGTTTAAGTGATGAACAGCAGGAATTATGGGAATGGATTTCCTTTCATGTGCAAATGTCTCACTACCTGCCTTGGTATAAAAGGATTTGGTATGGATTAAAATTTATGATTGGATTACAAGATCACGGTTGTAGCTGGTCAGAAACACTTATAGAAAATATAGAAGATAAAGAACGAATGATTAGTTTATTGAAGAAATTTAAAGCATGAAAGAAACAATAGTATGGAGTATGATAGGTATTGCTGTTGTCATGTGTTTGGCTTTAGGACTGTATGAATTGATTAACTTCATGGAAAGTTGTCAATGTGTTAGTCTATAACGAATTGCTGTATAATCTGTATAACGGAACTATATAGGACGGGGGTTCGATTCCCCCTTCCTCCACCAAATTCTATTACGGGGGAAATCGGTTTCGACTGTATATGGAAGGTATACGGACAGCACGGAGAAGAATGATGGCTCCGTTATCAATCATTCAAATCACAAACGCAAACGATTATTCGTATGCTATTGCTGCGTAGTTAAGTAGCTAGGGTTTTGGTAGTTTTCCTCGTAACAGAATAAACTACCGCTTATTAATATAATATGGAGATTTATTTTGAACGATTTAACTGAGAATTTATTATTCAAAGTAGGTAAGGTACATTCTGGTTTTATCAAACATACATATACAATTTATGATAGGTCTTATAAACCTGATATTTTGGATGGTGTATTAGAGTCAGAGTTTGCATATCTTTTTGAAAGATTATTTTATGATAGAGTTCAGAGTTTAAAACTTTCTTGTGATGTGATTGAAAAAAAAGAGATGGATAGTTTAATAGAAGGTTTTGGGAATGGTGTCGGTTATAGTGAAGATGCTTTGAAATTTAAAAAGAATATCAACAAAGCTGATTCTGCTGTGATAAAAAAGTCTGGATACACTGCAGACCATTTTGAACAACCACAAATGAAATGTAAAAAAGTATTAATAGAACAAAATAAAAATAAAAAGACTTGGATATTTGATGAATATGTAAAATTTTATATTACTTGTGCTAGAGTTAATTTAGTAACAAGTAATGAAAATACTTTATTAGGTAGTAAAACAAAAGAAGATAGAAGATTATATTATTCTGATATATTTGGTGAAGATAGACAGTTAAAAATATATGATATAAATGGAAATATTATTGATGCTGATGTTGATAGCTCTATGTATCAATTAAAGCCATCATTGATAGCTTTTTTCAAATAGCATTTAGCGGGTGTAGCGCAGTGGTAGCGCATCACGTTGCCAACGTGGAGGTCGTGGGTTCGAGCCCCACCACCCGCTCCAGAAACAAGGGAAAGTTTTTCCTTGTGTAACGATAACCATTGTGGTACAATGGTTATATTAAATCGGTAAGATATTCTAATTCACATGAAGTGCTTAGAGGTCTTACTTAAAATGTCGATTAATCGACAGAAAGGTTTTACACTATGATTAAGATTAACCGTATTAACCAACATTCAGTAAACAAAGCTTTAAATTTCTTTGTGAAAAAAGAAGTTGGAGAGTTTACTGAAAAAGATTTAGAACTGCATAAGAAGTTTAGAAACCCCGAAACATATCCAGAATATTTTTCTGATTTTGAAGATATGGGTTTGGACTTTGTTGAAACAAAACTGATGGATGCCTCAGAGTTGAAAGCAGCCAATCAAGGTGATTTCAAGGTTCAGAACTATAGGTCAGGAGCCAATCCTAAACACACCAAGATAAATGAATCTCTTGAAAAAGAAGGTTATGATTTAAGAGAGAGGTCTATACAGGTTGTACTTGGTTCTAATGGACAAGTTGAGTATATGTTTAATGGCAATACTATGGATAGTCTTTTATCTGATAAGGGCTTCACAAATAGAATTGTCAGTACTTTCAAGAAAAACCAGTATTTTAATATAGATAATCTGATTCAAGTTGCTTGTCGAATGAATAATCTTGAACATGAAGCTGGTATTAATGATATTGAGGGAATTAAATATTGTCTTGAACGTATGCAAAAGAATGGTTCTTTTAATATCAAAGAAAATCCTTCACAGGAAGAAATTACTGAACTTAGTAATTCAATCAAAGAAAAGATTAATTTTATGAGTAATCAAAAGCTTGACCTTGAATCAGCAGCTGTTAATAATGTTGTTAATGGTCTTGTTAATAGTTCAACTGGAACAGAATGGGTTGCTAGTGTATCAGGTAAAGGTGTACATGCTAAAATCATTAAACAATTACAAATCACTTATGGTCAAAACTATTTTGTTGATTCTCCCCCAAGTGTTAAGTATGGTGTTCTTTCAACTTATGCTGAAAAAGTATTTTCTCATGTAACAACTGTTATGGATAATTGTGGAGAAACGTATGAATATTTTGCAAAAGGTGCTACCTATCAGCTAATTATTCACATGGGTTGTCCTAATGCAAGTGACCCTATTGCTTCTTTTTTCCATGAATACCTTACCTTTTGGAAACAGTACAACAGAATTTTTAATTGTTGTAAACCAACTGGTATGGATTGGGTAAATATTCGTGGAGCATATCAGCAAGTTAAAGCTCTTGATTGTGTTTGGCCAATGTATTCTATTGTTCCTTTTGAAGAGATTAAGGATTTTTATGATGAGAATTATAATGAAAAGAAAAAGAAAGTCATAATTCCAGAAGAATACACCAAGAATATTCCAAATAATGAAAACATTTTTGATGATCTTTTAATTGGGATTGACAAAGAACTTGTTAGTTAATTGATGTGGAAGATTTTTAATATTCTTCCTTGTATAACGAATACCATTATGATATAATGGTTATATTGAAGTGATGAATGGTTCATCACGAAACTTGATTTTAACTTTTAGGAGATTTATTTTATGCGTAACACAACTGTTGGTCAACCAAAAGTAGGTATGAAGAATGCTCGTAAAATCACCCGAGCAGAAGCAGACGTAACTGGACTGCCTCGTTGGGTAGAGATTTACACTTCACCTGCTACTGGACAAACTGCTTTCAAGGATTGTGACCTTGATGGTGGAGCAAAGGCTGTCTTTGCTTGTCGTAAAGCCCTCAATGCACATTGGGGTAACTAAGAGTAAGGGGATGGGCAACCATCCCCTTTTTTCATTATGAAAACATTTATACTGATATATTCATTTTTATTCCTTAGTGGA